TGCAGTTCTTGGATAGGCTTGACGCTTAAATTCAATTTCGGTCCAACCTTTAACACTAATGTCATCATGAATTTTCGAAGAGTCACTATCATCTGATGTTTTCTTAATTGTAAATTTGTATCCATCATCAGATCTGTGCTGTTCAGGAATTAAAATAGTAACATCAAATCTAAATAAGGTATTAGTTTTACCGCTAATTGATTCAATGTGTGGCTCACCGTCCTCTAAAATTTGTGTTGTACCAGTTCTGTCAAACACATCAATGGAAAGCTCTGCTGAATGACCCCGAATGTTACCCCGATCATCTTGATTAATTAATCCTCGTAATTCAAAGGCAAATCGAAGAGCGTCCCAAGCTTGAGCGCTCGTATCTTGAAGTTCTACTTTAGACTCGGGAATACCACCAACATTACCTTTTTTAAGCTTAACAGGAGAAGTAAAGTTTTGAGGAGTTGCAATCTCCTCTCCAAAAACTCTTAGTGCAGGTTGAGTAACAGTTCCAGTATTGGTTAGAGTTTTAAATAAAACAGTATTTTCATTACCATCACCGTCTAAATTTATTAAATCGTCAATGTTTCCGTCCTGAATTTCAATGTCTTGAGGACCATTAGCATTAATTCTATAAACTGGTCCCTCACCAAATCCAATTGTTGTAAACATCATGTCAGTTGAAAATTTATTGTTTGGATCTTCTACAGCACCGCCTTGTTGACCTCCACCTTTACCTCCTCCACCCTTATTATGGACACGAATACTATCCGCAATGTAAGTGTGTTGAGTTGCTACAGTAAAATTATAACTGGTGGCGGAAGGAGCGGGACAGATTTCATCTATCGGAGAAATTTTTCCTTCTTCAGTGACTAGTTGATCCTCTCCAGCAATTAGTTTACCTGCCTCTAAAAATAAACCATCTTCTAGAAGCACCCAATGATTAGGAGTCAAAGTTAATTCACCGTTCCAATGAATTAACTTTATAAACTGATCGTTTTCATGCTTGAAAGTTTCTGTGACGTTAGCAGGGCCTAGCTCCCCATCTTTATTAAACGCTAGAACTAAATCACCCAACTCAATATTTTCTATAGCTTTTTTAGAGCCGTCAGCCATAGAGATTTGTGTGCCGCCTATAAAACAACCTTTTGAACCTCGCACATGAGGCATCATTTGTCCGTCGTATATTGTATAATTTCTTAAAGCCATTATTCTTCTGCCCTCGCTTCAGCCGCTAACGGGGATTCATTTGAGTTAAAAATTTGTGCTATACTTGGAGCATCATTTTGTGCGTGTTGTTGACTTAAAATGTATCCACTTAAAAATTGACCACCAATACGCATTAAGCCATAGTTTAAAGCAATTGGGGTTCCTGGCTCGGTTGTATTCTGTAGCGATCCAAAAATATTATTTTCAGTTCTTGTACCTGAATCTTTTGCAACTTCAATTGTTTTACCTTTTGGTCTAGAAGTAAATAAAGAGGTTATAAATGAAAGCGCTAAATTTCCTATAATACTATGTACAAAGCTTGGCATACCTGCGATAGCGGAACCAATACTCCCGAAAAAACTCCCGCCGCCACCAAACATACCAGCTTGAAAACCAGACGTGCCTAGCTCCAGAAGACCACCTGCCGGAGCAGCGCCAGCTGCACCAGGCGCTGCTAAAAGGCCAAAACCTCCGGTGGCGATGCCAACAACAGCAATAGCCGCAACCGCAAACATAGCTCCTCTTCTTCCACCACTACCACTAACGACTGGAGCTATGTAAACTATCATGCCCTCTTTTGGTTTTTTTAAGTTTAACTCATCTCTTTTAATTAGCTTTAAATCCTGCGTTATGTAACAAAATGATTCAACTGAAAAACCTTGTTTAATCTGAGACATATACTTTGAAAAGCGGGGATGAACACTAGCTAAATAAAATTCAATATCATAATAAGAAGTTATTTCAATCTTGTAATCTTTTTGATTAAAAAACTTTGCAAAGGTGGAGTGGGGCTTAAGAGTAATGAGCATTATGCTGCTTCCTCTGCCTCTGCTGATAAGGGACTTTGATTAGCATTAAAAATAGAAGCAATACTTGGGGCGTCATTTTGTGCGTGTTGTTGACTTAAAATGTATCCACTTAAAAATTGTCCCGCACATCTCATCAAACCGTAATTCAAAGCCACAGGAGTTCCTGCCTGTGTGTTGTTTACTAGAGATCCAAAAGAATCATTTTGTGAACGGGTTCCTGAATCTTTTGTTACTTCTCTGGTTCTCGCTTTTGGTGATGAAGTAAAAAGTGACATAACCATACTTAAAGCCAAACTAATTGCCATGCTTGTTATAGTTTGAGCAACACCTGCAGAAATGAAAGCACCTGAAGCCGCTAATGAAGCTTCAGCAGCAACACCACCGGCAAGAGCTTCTGGCCCAAGCGCAGCGACAATTTGTGGAGCATAAATTGCAACAACAATAAGCACTGCAATCATAACAATTGTGCCTGCTTTACCTCCTGCGCCAACAATGACAGGAGCAATGTAAATTACGTCATCTTCTTTAAATTTGTGGTACGGAAACAACTGTGGCTCAATTACGTTACCCTTTTTATCTAAAAAACAAAAATCCTCAAACGTTGCTAAAGCCTGTGCCTGTTTCATAAATAAACCTAATTTAGGGTGCATAGCTTGAATATACAAAATTACATCAATGCAATTTTTTACATCAATTGTATACTCATCTTCAGCAAAAAAAGATTTCATAGACCCTACAGGTTTAATTGTCAACAATACAGTGTTTCTCCTCGAAAGGTTCAAATTTTAGCGCATCTACTTTTTCATCCATCCAGTATATAAAAAATTTCATGTTGAAGCCAACTAAAAATTTATACTCTTGAAATGCTGCGCTAACTTTATCATCTTGGCTTGGAATTGGCAGATCGCTTCCAGGGTGAGAATGAAAAATTCCCCAAATGTTTTCATCGTGTTTAATAAAAACTGAAGGGTCTAAAATAAAAGTTTCTTTTGGATAGTCACTTAAATTTTTACACGGTTCATAAGTAAAGTTTTTTAAAATTATTCCGCAAGCTTCACGAGGATAATCCCTTAAAGCGTGATTATTCATATCTTCAATTAATTTGGTATACCTATCCATTTGTATATTCCTACTGTAAAATTTTTATACCATCTACCATAGGGAGCAACCCAACTTTTATGATTAATCATTGTTTGAAGCATTTTATTACTTCCTAAATATAACGCACAATGATTTGTAACATTTGTCGCTCCAATAGACATAGTAATTACATTAAATTTTTCTAAATCATTAGTTTTCTTCCACCCATAAGCTTCAGTACCACCTTTGTCAAAAGGTCTGTCTTGAGTCTTATTATACCAATCCTCATCAACAATATTACACCAATCAGCGGTATCATAAGGTATTTCAATATCTAATTGTTCCTTGTAAACTAATCTACAAAGATTAAAACAGTCAATACCTGTTTCAGTGTTATTACCTAAATGTCGATAAGGAAAGCCTAGATATTTATTGTACCAAGGAGCGATGTCTATAGATTGCATGGAAGCATTTTGACCACTCGTTTGTAATTGTTTCATATCTTGATGTTCTCCCCTCTTCAAGATGCAACATATAACCCGGTTTTAAAAACATACCAAAATGTATTGGTCTTTCAAATCTTACTGACTTAAATACAATTACATCAAAATCTTGCGCATCTGTCAAATCAACTTTTGTGCCATGTATTAATGCCCACTCTTCTATCTCAGGCAAGGTAATTTTTGACATCCATCGTCTTCCTGCCTCTTCAATATTATCAGGGATTAATTGAGAGATACAATCTATATTTAATTCATTTTTATAATCAATAGATTTGCCAATGATTCCTGCGATCTCTGGTCCAAAGAATCTATCTGCCTCTAACATCTCAGCTTGTTTAGTTTGATCACCTGGTCTTAAATACTCTGTGGCTCTTAAAAAAGATTCGTTAAGAGTATCTCCCATACCCATTC